TAGAAAGAGAACAATATCCAATTATATGGAATATGAGAGCTATGGGTAAAACTTATGAAGACATAGCTTATGAGTTTAATTTAAGTAAACAGAGAGTTTACCAAATATTAAGATATATGCAAATTGGTGACGGTGATTATTATAAAGGTAGAAAAGAAGCAAGACTTAAAAAACAAACATTAAGTTATGAAGATTTTAAAACTTGGCTGATTGCAGAAAAGAAAGTAAAAGTATCAGCCAATAATAAAAAGTTTTCTACTTATGCCTAAAGAAACAACCTTATATCAATCACTTAGGAAGAACATTTCACAAGTGCATTGGCAAAGGATAGAGTCTCCAATGACACAAGGAACACCAGATGTTAATGGTTGTATCCAAGCAAAAGAATTTTGGTTAGAATTAAAAATAGCTAGAGGCAATAAAATAAAATTTTCTAACTTCCAATGTAATTGGGCTCAAAAACGTATTACAGCAGGAGGTAAAGTTTTTGCATTAATCCAACATAATAAAAATAAATGGATACGTTTATATCATGGTTTGCAATTTAAAGGTTTACAAGAACAAGGGCTATCATCAATCCAATGTATATTAGAAATAGAACCTACATATAAAGAAGAAGATTGGAATTTATTATTAAAAAATATATTAACTTAAATCGTAAATCGCTTTACTTTGATAAAAAAATTATTTTTAATATACTTAGCCCACTACTCCAAAGCTGTGTTTGTGTCGGATGGCGTAATCGAGGTAGATGTGTGTGACGCTTTAGTGGTTTAAGAGAGGTTTTATTAGTTTAATTTTCCTGTCTTTGTAATTGTTTTTTCATATGAATGAAACATAGGACATTATTAATGTATTATGATGGGGCTAATCTACCACCGACACTCTTAAATTTAAGATGAAAAAATATCAAATCAACATCAAAGAAATAAAGTCTGCTAATTACAATATAGAGGCAAAAAATATTGCAGAGGCAAAAGCTATTGCTTATTGGAGATTGCATACACAAACTAGACCTTCAATACAGCCAAAAGTGTCTTTTGAAATTAACCATAAAAAAGTTAAAATTTAAATCGTAAATCGCTTTACTGTCATATAATTGTTTTTTAAAGTATCCGTAGTTAGTTAAGGGCTTAACTGACGTAAACGACATAAAGAAAGGAGAATATTATGTCACATGAAGTAGAAACGATGGCTTATGCCGGAGAAGTGCCTTGGCATGGACTCGGAGTAGCTGTCGATGCAAACTTGTCGCCTTATGAAATGATGAAGGCTGCAGGATTAGACTGGACGGTCTCAAAACGTCCGGGATATACTTTATCAGAACCTGACTGGTCAGATGATGTTGAAGTTATCCAAACCCCTAGCACTTATTTCGTTGTCAGAGATACTGATAATGAAATATTATCACACTGTGGAACTAGTTATATACCAGTGCAGAATGAAAAAATCTTCGAGTTTTTCGAAAGGTTTACTAAAGCAGGTAATATGACAATGGAAACCGCAGGTTCTTTAAAAAATGGTTCAGAAATATGGGGCTTAGCAAAAGTCAAATATGATTTTGAACTTCCCGGAGGGGATGAGATAAAAGGTTATTTATTAATTAACCAACCTCATAAAGTGGGTAAGTCGTTATCAATACGATGCACACCTATCAGAGTGGTTTGTAATAATACTTTAACTCTTGCCTTACAAGGAGGTGGTAATGCTTTTAGAATGCCACACGTTAGAGACTTTAATCTTGATGTTATGCAAGAAGCTGAAGAAGCATTAGGTTTAACTGTTGCTACTTTAAAAGGTTTTAAAGAACAAGCTGAGTTCTTGGCTAAGAAAAAAGCTAATAAATCATTATTACAAGAGTTTGTTACCAGAGTGTATCAACCAACTGTATATGATGAATTACTAGCCTTTAGAACTGCCAAAGCTGCAGGTAAAGCTGTAGGTGAAGAACCTTTAATTATTGAACAGCTAAATAAAACAGCGACTTCTGTTATAGAAGCTGTCGATACACAGCCCGGAGCAAACATGAAGTCTGCTGCAGGAACTTGGTGGGGAGCTTTAAATGCTGTAACTTTTGTGGAAGACCACATGAAGTATGAGCATGAAGCAGGTAATACTTTACATAGTGCATGGTTTGGTGCGGGGGCTAATAGAAAGTCTAAAGCATTAAACTTAGCATTAGAGTATGCGAATGTTGCCTAGTAGCGGAAGTGATTCCTTTAGCATGAGCGGTAGTTTTGCTACCGCTCTATGGGTGGCTTTGTATGAACAAGGTTTAAAAGACTTATACACTGAGTTAGCTATACTTATGATCAATGCTGGTCAAGATATAGATACCTCTGTAGAAGAAGTTACCCCTACTCATATACTAGCTTTTTGGTTACCTTATCTAGAATCAGAAGGTGTAGTAAAGAAAATTATTAAACATTAGGAGATAAAATGACGGAAGAAATTAAAATAGAAAGTGGTATACCTATACCTAGTAGAGCCAGAGTATCCTCTTATAACTATCCTTTTAGCGACATGCAAAAAGGACAATCTTTTATGATACCTGTGGTTGCTACAGCAGAAGAAGATGATCTTAATAAAGCTTTAACTAGATTAAGACATCGTTTACGTAATGCGGTTAATAGATATAAAAAGACTACCGAAGGTGGGGCTTCATTAAAATTTGCAGTTCACCAAGTTTTAGAAAAAGGTGTAGATAATGCAACTATTAACGGTGTTAGAGTTTGGCGGGTGGAATAATCCGCACTCATAAATGGCTTTACTTTGTAAAAAATGTAAAGCAGTATAAAAATGTTTTTGTTAAATAAGAAAGGAGAATAATATGCCAAAAACTGAAAAAAAGTCAACGCTAAAAGTCGTTGCAAAAACCCCAAAGGCGAAAGGTAAAATATCAATACCTGCCCCTGTAAAGAAGACACGATCTAATATTGCGTCTTCTGTAGTTAAAGTAAAACAACTTCCAGACGCTACTGCGAAGTTACCTGCTCAAATGCATTCTATATTAGAAGCACTTGATACATTTAAAGGTAAACAAGCAGAAGTTACGGAGTTAATGACCTTTGCTTATAAAGAAGGTATTTTAACTACTAACCAAGATCCTTTAAGAATCTTTAGATTTTATAAGAAAAGATTTCTTGACGAAGGTATCTTAGAAATTGTTAGTTAACAATTTAATCTTTTGGGTGAGTGAAGTATCATGGATATAATGTTTCATTCACCCAAAGGTATATTGAAAGATAATAGATTATTAGTAAGCTACGATTTAACCCACATAAAAGATTGGGAAAAATTATTTTCTTATGTTGAATACGAAGAACAGGAAGAAGGTTTACAACCTAGTGATCTTGATCCAATTACCCAACAAATAATCATCTGTAGTCATTGGTTTAATATTCCAGAGTTAGATGATTTAGGAATACATTCATGGTTAATTAGACAACATATTTTAACTAAGTTAGATTCTTGGGAAGATCCTGTAAAGCCAGAAGAATTATTTAAAAGACACGGATTAATTACAGACGTAGATTATTTAAATACTAAACAATGGTTTGAAACAAAACTTTATGAAATATGTTCTTTACATGTTATAGAAGACATAAGAATACAACCAAATAAAATTTATAATAAATATATCGAA